CTACAGATTATTGAAAAAAATCTGTAGTTTCAGGGCTAATTATGGGCGTTCGCGGGAAACGATCAGCAGCGTCGCTGACGGTCGCGCCGCCATCCCCTGAACTTGGGCGGATGCCAGAGCCGCCGGCATATCTGACGCCAGAGCAAGACAGCGTATGGCGCGAAGTCATCGCCTCTCGCGCTGGCGACTTGATTGGGCCAGAGGCCTATCGGCTACTGGTTGAATATTCTCGCGCCGTAGACCTTGGCGACAAGATCGCTGCGCAACTTGATGCATTTGATCCCGCGTGGATCGCTGACGATGACGGGCTGAAACGATGGGATCGACTGCAGGCAATGGCAGCTCGAAACCAGGGCGTCGTCGCAACACTGGCGACCAAGCTGCGACTGGCGACAAGCTCAAGCGTTCGGGCGGAAAACGCCGGGACGGTAATGAAGAAGGGCGCGAAGCTCAAGCCGTGGGAAGTGTCGGAGTCAGACTGACTCGCGGCGATAGAAATATCGCATGGATCGAGAACTACTGCCGAATTCCCGAAGGGAAGTTTGTTGGCCATCCGGTGCGCTTGGCAGATTTTCAGAAGGCCGTTATAAAAGGCGTCTACGACACGCCAACGCGCCGAGCGATTATCAGCTTCGGGCGCAAGAACGCAAAAACAACGCTGTCGGCATTCCTTCTGCTACTGCATTTGTGCGGACCGGAAGCCAGAGCCAATAGCCAGCTATTCAGCGCTGCGCAATCACGCGACCAAGCGTCGATTCTGTTTTCTCTGGCTGCCAAGGTGGTTCGCATGTCGCCGGATTTGTCCGGTGTTGTAACGATAAGGGACACGGCCAAGCAATTGGCGTGTGGCGATCTCGGTACGTTGTACCGGGCGCTGTCGGCGGACGCAGCAACAGCTTATGGCCTGTCGCCAGTATTCATCGTTCACGATGAGCTGGGCCAGGTTAAAGGGCCAAGGTCTGAGCTTTACGAAGCGCTAGAAACCGCATCGGCAGCCCAAGAGCAGCCGCTCTCAATCGTCATCAGTACTCAAGCCCCGACTGATGCTGATCTGCTGTCTGTGCTGATAGATGACGCGCTGGCCGGAAACGACACAACGCAAAAATGCTGGCTATACACCGCAGACAAAGACGCTGACCCGTTTTCAGACGAGGCAATCAGCGCAGCGAACCCGGCCTTTGACCTGTTCATGAACAAGGACGAGGTCAGGCGGCAAGCTGAAGATGCACGACGGATGCCGAGCCGCGAGGCCGCGTACCGGAACCTGATTCTGAATCAGCGCGTTGAAGCGCGAAACCCTTTCGTATCGCGTGCGGTTTGGGAGGTGTGCGGAGAGCTTCCGCAAGATTTAATCGGGAAACGCATATACGGCGGACTGGATCTGTCGTCCGTCAGTGACTTGACCGCGCTGGTTCTGGTTACCGATGAGGGGGACGTTCATCCTACGTTCTGGCTCCCAGGTGAAGGGCTGGCAGAAAAAAGCCGTAATGATCGCGTCCCGTATGACGTTTGGGCGCGGGACGGCTGGCTGCAGACAACCCCTGGGCGATCCATCGAATACGAATTCGTTGCCCATCATCTGCGAGAGGTCTTCGACACTTGCGATGTTCAGGCGCTGGCGTTCGACAGGTACAACATGCGATTCCTCAAGCCGTGGCTGGAGCGAGTCGGGTTCACCGAGGAAGAGCTAGAGCGGTTTATTGAGTTCGGCCAAGGGTTCGTGAGCATGTCTCCGGCGCTGCGAGAGCTTGAATCCATGCTGCTGAACGGAAAATTACGCCACGGCAAGCACCCTGTCCTGTCGATGTGCGCAGCAAATGCCGTTGTCGTTTCCGACCCGGCAGAAAACAGAAAATTTGTGAAGGCGAAAGCGTCAGGCCGCATTGACGGCATGGTTGCACTGGCTATGGCCGTTGGCGTTATGCCGAACCAGCCAGACACGCAAGACCTTGACGACTTCATCTATCAACCTCTTTGGGCTTAACCAATGAACCGTTTTTTATTGTCACTCAGCCGCTGGTTTGGCTGGGCCGGCGCATTGGGTCAACAGTCCGGCAAGCAGACCAGTGGCGCGAGTGGTTCGCTGGTTCCGGGTACGGCGGCACTATCGCCAGATGGCGCGCTGCAACTTTCCACTGTTTGGTCATGCATCAGCCTGATCGCCAACATAATCGCCAGCCTTCCGCTGTTTGTTTACACCCGTTCAGATAAAGGCCAGCGAGAACTGGCGCGGGATTCGCTGCTGTGGCAAATCCTGCACGACTCGCCAAATTCGCGCATGACGCCGATGGAATTCTGGGTGGCGCTGCTGCTAAACCTGCTGCTGCGCGGCAATGCATACGCTCGAATCGAGCGCAATGATGCTGGCGAGGCTATCGCAATATGGCCAATGGCATCGGATCAGGTAGAGCCGTGGCTGCTGCCGGATGGCACGCTTGTTTATAAGTACACCGTCGGCAGTGACGTGGCAGTCTTGTCTGCTGATAACGTGCTGCACATCAAGGGCATGGGCAACGGCACCACTGGGCTGGATCGCCTGGATTACATGCGCGCCAGCACCAACGAGGCAGCCAACGCTCAGGGCGCTGCAAATGCCATGTTTGCCAATCACGGCAAGCCTAGCGGCATCCTGATGATTGACCGAGTACTCAACAAAGAGCAGCGGGGCGCAATCAAGTCGAACTTTCAGGAAATGGCAGAAGGCGGAACCAGCCGGCTTTATCTGCTGGAGGCGGACACAAAATATCAGCAGTTGAACCTGTCGCCAGCCGACCAGCAGTTGCTTGAAACACGAAAATTTACTGTTGAGGAGCTGTGCCGCTGGTTCGGTGTGCCTCCGGTACTGGTCGGACATAGCAATGTCACCGCATGGGGCTCGGGAATCGAGCAGCTAATCGACGGCTTCCACAAGCTGGTTATTGGCCCGATGGTGGTCAACCTGCAGCAGGCCATTGCCAAGCGTGTTTTGACCCCGGCCCAGCGCGCCCGATTGAGTGTCGAATTTAGCCTTGATGCGCTGCTGCGAGCCAGCCTGAAAGACAGGATGGACCTTTACGCAAAAGCCGTACAAAACGGCCTGAAAACCCGCAACGAATGCCGCCAACTGGAGAACGACCCACCAGTTACCGGTGGCGACCAGTTGACCGCGCAGACAAATCTAGCGCCGCTGGACATGCTCGGAAAAATTCAAGGAGGCGGCAATGCTGCTCAAAAAGACCCTATCGCTCAGTGATTGCCAGATCAAGCTCGACGGCGACAGCGGCAAGTTTGCCGGCTACGCCAGCGTTTTTGGCGGAGTCGATAGCTACGGAGACACGATCTTGCGCGGTGCGTTTGAATCCACCCTGCGCAACAACGGCAAGCCCAAGATGTTCTTCGGCCACCAGTGGGACATCCCCATCGGAAAGTGGCTCAAGGCAAAAGAGGACGAGCACGGCCTATATGTGGAAGGCGAATTGACGCCGGGACTGAGCAAGTCTGCAGACGTACATGCCGCACTTAAACACGGCACGCTCGACGGCCTCAGCATCGGCGGATATCTGAAAAAAGGCGACTGGGAAGACAGCGCCGACGGTGGCCGCATCGTCCGCAAATGGTCAAGACTGGTTGAGGTATCGCCGGTTGTGTTCCCTGCCGACAGCGCAGCGCGCATTGATCTGGGCAGCGTTAAAAGCGCCGAACTGGAAGAGTCAATCGGCGACCTGGAAACCATACGAGATTTTGAGCGCTTCCTGCGGGATGCAGGCGGCCTCAGTAAAGGGTTGGCCGAAGCGCTGGTCAGCCGCGCCAAGCTGATATTCGTCCAGGGGGAGCCTGAGCCGAAGCCAGCCGACGCGAAAGCAATGCAGGAGCTGCAGGTAATGCTGCAACGAATGCAAGCGCGAATCCCGCTGTAACCCACCCTTTATCAAAAACAAAGCCCGCCACTGTGCGGGCTTTTTGCATTTATGGAGCAAAAAACATGAGCGAAATTGCAGCAGTAATGAAGGCCTGTGAGGCCATCGAAGCGCAACTGGTTAAATTTGCCGACAAGACCGATGCCGAACTGAAAAACGCCGGCAGCACTTCCGCTGACACTAAAGCAGCCGTTGACGGCCTGGCGATCAAGCAGCGCGAACTGGCCGACCGCATCTTGCAGATCGAGCAAAAGGGCACGCAAAAGCAGGACGAAAAGCCAGCTGCAGATAGCTGGGGCGAGCAATTCATCAAATCGGCACGATACGGTGATTTCGCTGGCGGCAACCTCAACAAGCTGCGCGTCGAAGTCAAAAACACCCTGACCGGCTCCGACACCACCGTTGCCCCGCAGCGCAACGCCGGAATCGTCGCTGGCGCGTTCCAGCCGTTCAGCATGGAAGCACTGTTGCCGAGCACCAACACCAGCAGCAACGCCATCGAGTTCACCCGCGAAAACGCCTTCACCAACAACGCAGCAGAAGCTGCCGAAGGTGCGCAGAAGGCGGAATCGTCGCTGACGTGGACGCTGGTCAACATGCCGGTATCGACAGTTGCCCACTGGATCAAGATTTCCAAGCAACTGGCTGCTGATGCGCCGGCTCTGGCCGCATACGTCGACACACGCATGCGCTACGGCGTGAATCAGAAGGTGGATATTCAGCTGGTGGTGGGCGATGGCACCGCGCCGAACATCTCCGGCACCTACGATACCGGCAATTACACCGCCCACGGCTATGCCAACGCGGCTCTGGGTTCGACACTGAAAAAACTGGTACTGATCCGCAAGATCATGGCTGACCTGTACTCCGCAGGCTATCCAGCCGATGCAATCGTGCTCAATCCTGCCGACTGGGCAACCATCGAGATCGAACTGTTCACCACCGCCGCCGGCCAGACCTTGTACTCGGTCAACGAAGCAGGCCAGGCACGTCTGTTCGGCATCCCGGTGATTCAGGCTCTGGGCATGGCGGCAGATACCTTCCAGGTTGGCCGATTCAGCGAAGCGTACATGATCTACAACCGCGAGGGCGTCGTGGTTGAAATGTCTGACTCTGACGGGGATAATTTTCAGAAAAATCTTGTGACTTTGAGGGCCGAACGTCGCCTCGCGTTGGCGACCGAAAAACCGGCAGCGGTTCGCGGTGGGGACCTCACCCCTGTTTGATGACGTAGGGTTATAATGTAGTTGCTGCGGATAGGGGGCACCCGACAAGAGAGATTCCTGATCTCTCTTCCGCAGACATTAATCAGGGTTATCTACAGGGGATGACATGCTTTCAGTTGATGATTTGAAAAGTCGTTTTTCGTATGACCATGAAACCGGGGTGATCACACGAAAGACAAATGACGCAAGGGTAAAACGGTGGGTTTCTGGTGCGGTGGCTGGCAGCATTAACGGGCAAGGTTACCGAGAAATCAAAGTCGACGGCAAGATCATCGGCGCACACCGAATCGCATGGGTTCTGTACTACGGTGAACAACCTCCAGAGTACATCGACCACATCAACCGCGACCCAAGCGACAACAGAATTTCTAACTTGCGACCTGCAACAAAGTCGCAAAACGGTGCAAATCGCACCGCTCTGAGCAACAACAAAACAGGCATCAAGGGATGCTATTTCGTCAAGAGCAAATCGCCGCACTTGCCCGGTCGCTGGCGTGCACAGTGCAGGGTCGGAAAGAAGTTGGTGGACCTTGGCCGCTATCTGACCATCGAAGAAGCGCAGGCGGCTTACACAGCGTTTGCGCAAGAAGCATTTGCGGAATATCACGTTCCAGCATAAGGAAGCACATGCAAGTCGAAATCAAATTTAAGCGCACTGGCTCACACAGCGTCTACGGCAACTTTGCCGCTGGCGACGTTATGCGGTGCGATTCTGCGCTGGCCGAGTTCTACGTGCGCGATGGCGTTGCCAAGTACACAGAGGCCAAGACCGAGCCGGTGACTGAGCAGGCCGAATCTACGCCTGTGGATCAGCCAAAGCGTCAGCGCAAATCAAAGGAGTAAGCCATGACCATTCGCATGCTGCAAGCCTGGAACGGCCTGCATCAACAAAAAATCGTTACCACGCTGAGCGGCAGCGATGAAGCGGCTCTGGTTGCTGCTGGAATCGCCACCTACGATCTGGACGGACCGGCGGAAAACCTGCGCATGGCCCAGCTCGCCACCGACTCCTCCGGCAACGTCACAGGGCTGGTGGGGCCGGATGGTAAGCCTATTAACCTTGACTTCGACATTCGGCAGTGGTGTTCTGCAGATGGAGTAGCCGATGACTCGGCTTCGTTTTTGACGGCGCTTACAGAGGCAAATGGCAGAACAATAACAATCCCCAGCAGCGCAACTGTTAATTTGGCTTCGCAAGTGACATACACCGGCTCGGTGCGAATTAACGGCGGCGGCTCAATTAAGCACACACGCGATGGGGGTCTGTATGTGACGCAAAACATCACAAGTCTTGGAAGTGTATCTTCCACATCGACCGTGGCGTTGCCAGTTGGATTTTCGTCTGCAAACACCTCGCAAATGGTTCTTGCAAGTGACCCTCCTGCGTCCGTTGTCAGGGGTAGTATTTTAATGATTTGTAGCGACGATAGCCTACCCGAAAAGGCTGGCGCATATCTCGCAGAGCTTGTAAGGGTACAGGACGTAACCGGCTCGACCATTACGCTGTCAGAACTGTTGGAATTTCCATACTCGACTGCCGTAGTTGCATACCTGCTTGACGAATCGGTTGTTGACATTTCCGGCGTAACGTTTTTCAACCCCAACTACCTAACTGAAAACAACGGCAAGGCTGGTGCAGCACTCACTATTGAAGTGTGTGTGAGACCGAGTGTTTCGTGCAAATTTAATCAAGAGGCTAATGCAGCACTACAGGTTATTTCTTGCTGGATGCCCAGTGCCGATGTTACTGTTGATAATGGCCGCAACAACCATACCAACTCTTCGTATGGGTATGGAATTGTTCTCTCGTCGGCAACCACGCACGGTCGATTCAAGATCAGAAGCACAAACAACCGACACGCGGTAACGGGCGGTCCGACTGCATCGTCACAAGCCAAGAAGAAGGGTGCCACCAGGCAAAACATGGTTTACGACAGTGAGGCAATTGCACCACTGTCAGCTGGCTTTGATACCCACGAGGGCCAGTATCACACGCGGTTCGTTAATTGCTTTGTCAAGAAGCAAATAGGTAATCCTGACTACACATCAGAGACGACTCTATATGACTTTACGGATCGCGGTGCTGGGACTCAGTTTATTAACTGTGGCTCCTTCGGTAACGGTGGCATTAGCCTAGCTGGGGCCGCCTGCAATCGTCTCGGCTCTGCCGGGAAATATACGACCAGATTGGTGAATCACATCATCGACGGAGACATTCTGAGTCCCTCAACTGGTCTTCGGGTAGCTGCTGGGTATAACGCTACGGTAGCGGGGTATCACGAAGTGGAAATTGTCGGTGGGGTGATGCGTAGAACAGCGGTAACTTTCTCTACAGGAGCGCCACGCATAACTGTTGATGGGCTTGATCTACGTGAGCAAGACGCCTCCTTTGATTGTGGTGGCAGTAACATAATAGTTCTACGTAACGTGAAGCGCCGCCGTGGGTCGACTCTTCCCAACATCCTCATTAAGCCGTCCACAACGCTGACCATTGACGGATATTATGTCAATGCAACCGGGTATTCGAACTCGACGCTCGTGTATGCTACGGGCGGAGTTGGAACTGCAACGGTCAAGTGGGGTCGTGCCCCCGTGGCAGAGACAGCTGTGCCTACAACCTTATCCATATCGGACGGCACAACAACACTAAGCGCCTCATTGCTTGCGGGGCCGTTGCGAATCACTGCTAAAGGTACAACCGCAAGCAGACCAACACTCGCGAGCTGGGAGGTGGGTCAGTCCTACCTGGACACGACGCTCGCCGCCAACGGCAAGCCAATCACCTGGAGCGGCAGCGCGTGGGTTGATTCAACCGGTGCTTCGGTGTGATCCTTTAAGCCAAACCCGCTTCGGCGGGTTTTTTCATTTCTGGACTGACAATGCAAACCCAACTCACGCCACCCGCAGCCGAGCCATTGACGCTGGCAGAGGCCAAGCTGCATCTGCGTGTTGATGCGGACATCACCGACGACGACAGCCTGATTTCCGCGCTGATCGTCGCGGCGCGGCAGCAGGCAGAGCATCGCACTGGTCGGGCGCTGGTGACGCAGCAGTGGCGCTACTCGGTTGACACGTTCCCGGCTGACTCGCTGGAGCTGCCACTGCCGAAGCTGCAGTCTGTGCAGTCCGTCAGCTATCTCGACAACAACGGCACCCGACAAACGCTGGCGAATACCGAATATGACGTAATCACCGACGAACTGGTTGGCCGCATTATCCCGGCCTACGGCAAAAGCTGGCCGTCTTGCCGCGAGCATCCCGGCTCTGTGCGGGTGGATTACACCTGCGGCTATGGCGCAGCGGCTGATGTGCCGCAGTCGATCAAGGCATGGATGCTGCTGGCCATCGCCGCTTGGTACGAAAACCGCGAAGCACTGACAGCCGGCCAGCCAGTTGCAGAATTGCCGCGCTGTTTCTGGGAAGGTTTGCTGGATCCGTTCTGGGTGCCGGGGGTGTGATGTGATTGGCAGACTCAACACCCGCATCGCCCTGATCGGACGTGGCAGCGGCGAGGATGCACTAGGCCAGCCCGTCGAAACGTGGATCGAGTTCGGCAAGGCGTGGGCGGATGTGCGCTTTGTCAGCGGCATCGAGACACTTAAGGCTGGCCGCGAAACATCCACATCGAAATGCAGCGCAAGAATGCGGATGAATAAGCTCATCACACGCGACATGCGCATCGGCATCGGCGAAGTCACTTACAAGATCGTGGACATCGTCCCGGACATGAAAACCCGTGCGTACATGACGCTGATCTGTGAGGTGGCGCTGTGAGTGCGCGAATCAAGGTTGATATCGCCGGCTTCAAACAGCAGTTGCAGGCGACTGCCGACAAAATGAACCAGGCCACCCGGCCAGCGGCGCAGGCTGGGGCGCAGATTATTTACGAGCGGGCCAAGTCGTTGGCGCCTGTTTCTGATGCGGCTCATATGTTCCACGGTTCGCACGCGATCTATGGGCCGTATCGCCCCGGCACGCTGCGCAATTCGATTTATCAGGTGTTCAGCAAAGACAACAGTTTCAGCGATATGAGCACCTATCACGTCAGTTGGAACGCAGACAAGGCGCCCTATGGCGCCATGGTTGAGTTCGGTACCAGCAAGGCGCCCGCGCATTCGTTCATTCGCCGGGCCGTGGCTGAGACCCGCAAGCAAGTGCGCGAGGCAATCAAGCAGCGGTTTATCGATGAGGTCAACGGGTCATGAGCATGGAATCCGATCTGGTTGTGCTGCTGAAAACCATCTGCACGCGTGTGTTTCCCGACGTTGCGCCAGAGGCAGCCACAAAACCATACATCACGTGGCAAGGATTGGGCGGCGAAACCGCCCGCTTTGTCGATAACACAGCGGCAGACAAGCGCAACACGCTGATGCAGGTCAACGTCTGGAGCACCACCCGCGCAGAAGCACTGGCCATGATTCGCAGCATCGAAGATGCCATGTGCGCCTCTGCTGCGTTCCTGGCTACGCCGGGAGGCGAGGCGTTATCCACTTACGAACCAGACACGCAGACCTATGGCTGCATTCAGATCTATTCGATCTGGGCCGCCAGATAACCCGAAAAACAAACCACACAACTAACCCGCTTCGGCGGGTTTTTTTATGCCCGCAAAGGGCGCAACCAACCGCCTCACGGCGGTTTTTTTTCGTCCCTTGAAAGGAACACCATGGCCTATTTTTTCCCAGAAGGCAGCTCGCAGCAGTTCTCGCAAACCTTCGCCAGCGCCAAAACCATTACCGCTTTGACCAACGCTAACCCCGCAGTCGCCACCAGCACCGCCCACGGTTATGCGACCAACGACGAAATCCTGCTGACTTCCGGGTGGGAGGACGCAACCGACTCGGTTTACAAGGTAACCGTCATCGATGCCAACTCATTCAGCATTCAGGGATTGGACACGTCGAACACTAGCTTTTTCCCTGCCGGCACCGGCACTGGTTCGGCGCAGAAGCTGTCCGGCTGGACGGCAATTCCGCAGGTTCTGACAATCAACTCGTCGGGCGGTGACGCACGATTTACCGACGTGGCGCCGCTGTCCAAGCGCAACGCTGTGAAAATCCCGACTGGCTTTAACGCCACTTCGGTCACTCTGTCGCTGGCTCATGACGCATCGAACGCCAACTACCAGACCATGCTCGGCATCAGCCGCACGCTGACGAAGGTGGCATTCAAGCAGGTGATTTCCGGCGGCGCGACAACATACGGCTACGGCTACATGAACGTGTCGGAAATGCCGAAGCTGAATAACAACCAGGTCAACACCGTAGACGCGGCCATTACCGTGTTGGGTCGCTCGATCTCGTACTCGTAACCCATAGTAGTTGCCACAAGGCCCGCTTCGGCGGGCTTTTTTTACGCCTGCAGGTAGCTCCTGCAGTGCCTTTTTACCTACCACTAGAAAGACAAAATCATGGCAAAGATCAAGCTGGGCGCACGCCCTAAAAACTTCACTGCTCCGGTCAAGTTCCAGATGCTGGACGGCACTGACGCGGTTATCGAGGTGACATTCAAATACCGCACCCGCACCGAGTTTGGCGCATTTCTGGACGAAATCTACGCAGAAAACAACGTCGCCAAGCCTGATGCGGATGAGGACAAAGCGTCGTTGCTGGAGCGGGCCTATCAAACCGGCGTTGAGCGCCACGCAGATCAGATCATGCGAGCCGCAGAAGGCTGGAGCCTGGACGAAGTATTCAACGCTGAAAACGTGCAGTCGCTGTGTGACGAGTTCCCCGCTGCTGCGCTGGCAATCATGAGCGTTTACCAGCACGCCATTAACGAGGGCCGGCTGGGAAACTAAGGCAAGCGGTCTGCGCTGCCTACCGCAAGGAAGACACGCAGTCCGCGAATAATCCGTTTCTCGCCTCAATCGTCGCGCTGCAAAACACTGACGTTGAAGTGTGGCCGGAGAACTGGCCTATCTGGGTATTGTTCTGCCGACTCGGAACGCAATGGCAGGTCGGCATGTCCGGCGCAGTCGGGTTGCGATACGAGGCGGTCTATCCGCTGCTGGATCGTCTGTTCGCAGATGAGTGGCAGCAAGCGTTTGACGATCTGCAGGTACTTGAGCGTGCGGCATTGGATGCCATGCGTGAAGAAAACTAGGGCTGGCCACGTGCCGGCCCTTTTTATTTGGGTAAATCATGACTGACCAGATGAAAGTCCAGGCCGCCGTTGAGGTGAGCACGGAGAACGCAGAAAGCGCGCTTAAACGCGTCGGCGATGCTGCTGGTCAGATGGCAGAGCGCATGCAGCGCGAAGGCATCAAGGCCGGCGAGGCTGTTGATGGCATCGGCTCTGGCGCGTCGAAAAGCGCAGACGAGTTCAGCCGCGCTGAGGGCAGGATTGCCGCCAGCATCAAGCGCGCCACCACGAATTTAGAGCTGCTCGGCAAAACCGCCTCGCAGAAGTTGGAATTCAAGATCGAGGAACGCGGCCTGGATAAGGCCAAGTTCGATCCTCTGCTGTCCAAGTTGCGTGAACTTGAATTGCGGTCGCAAGAGGCGGCAAACGCGGCCAGTGCATCGCTGGGCAAGGTTGGTGTATCTGCTGCTCAGACTGCCGCAGCATTGCGCGGCGTTCCAGCGCAGTTCACTGACATCGCCACGTCCATTGCCGGCGGCCAAGCCCCGTTGACCGTATTCCTGCAGCAGGGCGGCCAGCTAAAAGACATGTTCGGCGGTGCCGGCGCTGCGGCCAAAGCCCTTGGCGGCTATGTTGTCGGGCTGCTGACGCCGCTGAATCTGGCGGTAGCTGCCATCGGCGGCATCGGTTATGCCGCGTACGCTGGCGCGTCGGAAATGGACGAGTTCAAGAAGAATCTTGTTCTGACCGGCAACATCAGCGGCATCACCACCGACAAATTCAACGCCATGGCAGCCGCCATGAGCAACATCAGCGGCATCACTCGCGGCGCTGCTGCTGAAGCGCTGACGGCGATGGCTGCATCCGGCAACATCGGCGCCACGTCGATTCAGAAGCTGACTGAGGCCGCGCTTAAATTCGAAAAGGCCGGCGGGCCGGCAGTTGCGGAAACGGCTAAGCAATTCGAGGAACTGGGTAAATCCCCGGTTGACGCTTCGGTCAAGCTGAGCGAGAAAACCCACTATCTGACGCTGGCGGTATACGAGCAAATCAAGGCGTTACAGGATCAGGGCAAGACCTCTGAGGCTGCTGCGGTTGCGCAGAACGCTTGGGCTGATGCGATAGACAAACGCACGCCGCAGATGGTGCAGAACATTGGCTTGCTTGAGTCCGCATGGCGCGAAATGGCTGGCACTGCCGCCATGGCGTGGGACACGCTGAAAGGCTTTGGCCGCGACGACTCCACAACTGAGGACAAGATCGCCAAGCTGCAGACGCGTCTGGCTCAGGCAAAAAAAGACCTTGCAACGCCTGATCGTGCCAGATTTGCTGAGTCTGTAACGCTGTTGGAAAACGAAATTGCAGACCTTGAGAAGCGCACCGACAAGGCTGTCGCCAAGCGCGCAGCAGATCAAGAGCGCGAAAAGCAACGCATTGCCGCAAATTCAGGTGTCGATAAGCTAATCGAATCGCAGCGAAGCAAGCGCGAGCAGTATTCTGCTGAGCTTAAAAAGCTGGATGACCAGCGCACTGGCGACCTGATTAGCGAAGAAAAATACCAGCAAGCCAAAGCCGCCCTGGCCAAGAAATACGAAGAAAAACCCGCCTCCGCACCGAAGCGCAGCGAAGCAGAAAAAGAACTCGCCCGAATGGCGAAGCTGGATGCGGAAGAGTCTTCCCGCCGCATCGCCAATGCTCAGCGTGTAGGCGCGGAAATGAACAAGGAAACCGAAGCCATCTGGGCCAAGGTTGAAGCCGAAAACGCCG